TGAGATAGGTGTATACTTCATGCCCTCTTCAAGTACTGCTACTTTGTGGGCGTTTCCGCTTCCATACGCTTTTCGCCACGCTGTACGTACTCTTTCAGGGTCTTTGATTGTTCCGGGGTGTTCAAGTACACCGCTTGGACTTGCACCATTTGCAAAGAACGATGCACCGTATTCCTCACACGCTATTGAAATACCGATTGCATTTTTAGCTATTGCAATAGGGCTATAGCCGACAAGACCATCATAACCCAGTCCCGGAATATGCAGAACATCTTCACTTGTGAGATAATATGTTCCATTTCCTTTGACGTTCGGGTTCGCTTCGTCATATTTTCGGTAGATATAAACCAGACGATTTTCCTCGTCCCTGTTTACCTCCATTTTGTCAGGCATTAACGGATATAAACCGATTATTTCGCCCCTGCCGTTTCGGATAATCTGTGCATATGCATTGCCGTATGTTAATAAATGCCCCATGAGAGTTTCACGGAACACAAATGATGTCATTTCATTGTTTGGTGCATCGTGTAGCAAATAATATAGTGGGTGGTTTTCTGCCTTTTCTCTGCCCTCTGCGGTGTGTTTGTACACCTGTAGTGGCAACTGTGCAACCGCCTCTGAAATAACCCTTATACAGGCGTACACGGCTATCTGTTGCATTGCTGTTTTATCGTTTACGTGTTTTTTTGCAAACGGAGAACACCCGAACATGAATCTATAACTTGGGCTGTTATAGCTGTCTGTCGGACTCCTTGACTTTTTCAACTTTGAGAAAATTCCCATTCTTCTTATTCCTTTCACTACCGACAAACCGCTTTATTTTGTCGGTTTTTGTATATAATATAGGTTTTTCCTATATCTCAGAAAGTAATCATACCACGTGAATCGTAAACGCTTTCACTGTTAGTATTTCCACATCTGATAGCTCTGTCAAGTGCCATTATTGTGGCGACAGCACCATCTATTTTTTCAGTAGACTTTTCTTTATCTGCTTTAATGTTTCCGGCAGGGTCACGCCTGATGAAAATATTATCAACATTCCATCTTAAAACAGGGTGTCCGCCGTGTGCGATTCTTTTTTCAAGAACCAGTTTCATTAATTCCTTAGTCGGTGGGCTCATATCTTTGAACCCTTGCCCGAACGGAACGACTGTAAGACCCATTCCCTCTAAATTCTGAACCATTTCAGTCGCACCCCAACGGTCAAATGCTATTTCACGGATATTGTATTTTTCCCATAGTTTTTCAATGAATTTTTCAATGAATCCATAGTGAATAACATTGCCCTCTGTGGTCTGAATATAGCCCTGCCTGTGCCATACATCATACGGTACATGGTCACGTGCAACCCTGATTGTTAAATTATCCTCAGGAATCCAGAAAAACGGCAGAACATAATATATCCCATCGTCTTCATCAGGCGGAAAAACGAGCACAAAAGCCGTTAAGTCGGTTGTCTGTGATAAGTCAAGACCACCATAACAAACACGCCCTGCAAGCTCCTCAGGGTCTACAGTAGCGTTGCAAGAATCCCATTTTTCCATCGGCATCCACCTTACAGACTGCTTGACCCATTGATTGAGTCTTAGCTGTCTGAATGCGTTTTCTTCACCCGGATTTTGTCTTGCTGAGTCGCAAGCTGCCTGAACTTTTTCAATATTTATAGTTTCGCCCAGTGATGGGTTAGCTTTTAGCCATGTTTCAGGGTCTGTCCAGTCGTCTTTCTCGCTTGCACCATAGATAACAGGGTAGAATGTCTTATCATGTTTTCGTCCCTCAATTATATCCAGTGCTTTCTGATGCATTTCATAGCAGATTGATTTTGTGTCAGTCCCTGCGGTCGTAATCAGGAAGTAGAGCGGTTGAGTTCTTGCATCGCCTGAACCCTTTGTCATTACATCAAATAAATTTCTGTTTGGCTGTGTGTGTAATTCATCAAATACTACGCCTGAAATATTAAATCCGTGTTTTGTAGCTGCATCGGCTGACAACACCTGATAGAAACTATTTGTCGGTTGATAAATGATTCGCTTGTTTGCTTTCAACACCTTACAACGCCTTGCAAGTGCAGGACACATATTAACCATATCGGCTGCAACATCAAATACAATTGTTGCCTGTTGTCTGTCCGCTGCACAGCCGTAAACTTCCGCACGCTGTTCACCATCACCGCATAATTGCAATAATGCAATAGCAGCTGCAAGCTCTGATTTGCCGTTTTTCTTAGGAATTTCTATGTAGGCGGTGTTGAATTGGCGATAATTGTTTTCTTTTACAGTCCCATAGATATCACGGATAATTTTTTCTTGCCAGTCCATCAGTTCAAACGGTTTATTATACCATTCGCCTTTTGTATGACATAAACACTCAATGAAATTAACCGCAAAATCGGCTTTTTTCTTATCATAGTGAGAATTCTCGTCCATGAATCTTGTTGGTTTATAATCTTTCAGTTTTCGCATTTTTACACCGATTTTAGTAGTCTTTCCATAGGGTCTATGCTGTCTGATTCTGACTTTATTTGGGCATTTTCTTTTACTATACTGTAAATATTATTCCATGCAATATTAGCCTGTTTCAGATACTGACCTGAAATATCAACATAAGGCGATTTCATTTCAAGTCCTGTGGTCGGGTGTGCACCGATAAATCCCTTTTCAGAGATAATATTTTCACACTGTGCCCATCTTGCATAGTTCATCACATATTGCTCTATGAGGTGTGGCATTACCAGATTTTCACACCCGAATTTCCCTAAATATTGCATTAATTCGTCTCTGATTTGTTTCACACAGAGTTCCTGTCCGCATTGCTGTTTTTTGTCGAGCCTGTCAACATCAACAGAAATCGGGGTGTCTTTTTCTGTCATTTTGATTTTACATTGCTTGGGTTTTGCACCTGCATTTGCACGCTTTCCGCCCCTCGCTGTACCGTCTTTTGCCATTTTATCACCTCTTTCGGGGTTATCCCCCTGTTTGATTTCACCATTTTTGTTTTTGAGAGCCTCCCCCCGGTATCCTCGTTTTGGGCTGTAGTGATTTTGATACCCCCTCCCCCCTCGTCAGATTTTGTCATCATAGGTGTAGAGTGGATTCACGTCCTCTGTGAATGTTTTTTTGTCGTGACATGGTTTACATAGTGGTTGCCAGTTGTGCCAGTCCCAAAGCAATTCAGGACGGTTTCTATGCGGTGTGATATGGTCTACTACTGTGGCAGAAACAAGCTTGCCTTGCTGTTGACATCGCACGCAAAACGGATGTGTCGCCAGAAATTTTTTGCTTTCTCTCTGCCAACGTTTACCGTAACCACGTCTGCTCGGTGAGGGTCGTTGATTTTCATGGTGAAGTGCCTTATGCTTTGCACAATACTTTTCTTTCGGGTCTATCAATTCACTGCACCCTGAATGCCTACACGGCTTTAGTGGACTATACGGCATACATAAAACACTCCCTTTTTCTTTTGAAAATAAAAAAACAGCAGAATAAATCTACTGTTCTTCGCCTTTTTTCCATGATACCATTATACCACTTTTTTTACTGACATTCACTGACATTCACTGACATTCACTGACATTTACTGACATTCACTGACATTTTCGGGTAAGTTTTACAGAATGTTAATAAGTGATAGGATATATTTGTCCTATAATATGATATAATAAAATAAAAAGGAGGAATTGAAAATGAATATTGACACAAATACAATGGTTTCAATGAGTGAAGCTAATCAGAATTTCTCAAAGGTCGCAAAACTTGTTGACCAGTACGGCTCTGCAGTGGTACTTAAAAATAATGTCCCAAGATATCTTATTTTGGAATTTGAATCGGCTGAAAAATTACAATCTGCTAATGATGATGACGTATTGGCTATATCAAGAGATATTATGAAACGTAATGCTAAAGTTTATGAGGAATTGGCAAAATGAAGATACTAACCAGAAATCAGGTTATAAAACTACACAGAGAGTTAATTGCAGAATCGGGTGGTTCTTCTGAAATACGTGATGAAGGTTTACTTGATTCAGCTTTAAACACTCCGTTTCAAACGTTTTCAGGTACGGAATTATATCCATCTATACTGGAAAAGGCTGCACGTTTGGGGTATGGTCTGATAAAGAATCACCCTTTTGTTGACGGAAATAAGAGAATTGGCACCCATGCTATGTTGGTTTTCCTTATGATTAACCACATTGAATTGAACTACAACGATACGGAATTAATTGATTTGATTCTTGGTGTCGCTTCGGGTGAAATTAATGACGGTGAACTGCTTCTGTGGCTTCAAATGCATATTATCTGAAACAAAAAATCTCCCCTGAAATTAATCAGGGGAGTTGTTGTGTAGCTTATTTTTTTGTCTATGAAACATCAATTCCAATCAATATCGTCTTCGGAAAATGTTTCTCCACGCTGTAGTTCTTCATCAGATTGACGGAGCAACTCTATTTCTTCGGCTGTAAGTTTAGTAAAGTCCGGATCCCACGCAATAACAACACGCTTTATCATCTCATTAATGAAATTCTGTTCTGTTTCGGGTAACATATCAACGATATGCAGTAATTCAATCGTTTTTTTAGACATAATAACACTCCTTTCGGTTATTTGTAAATATCGCCTCGTGAGCCAACATCTGCAATATACAGATAAGTTCCGTTCTCGTCTGATAGATATTTGTGTAATATTCTATATTTACCTACTCTAAGGCGTTTCAAACCATCTTTTGAGCCTTGCATTAGCTTGATATCTCCTTGCGGTGGTATCTCTGTTAAGCCTTGAATACCATTACGGATAAGCCTTTTTACGTTTGGCTGTAGCTTTTCAATGTTCTTCTTTGCTGTTTTGGAAAATATAATCCTCATATTGGTTTGCCCTCATTTTTTCAATCTGCCCATTGCAGGTAAGCTCTTTTATTTTCTACAAATTAGCATATCAAGTTAAATATATTATATCATTATCATTATTCTTTTGTCAAGTACTTTTTTGGAGTTTTCCCAATCACCTCATCAACCGCATTAATAGCCTCAGACTGAATGCGGTAAATCTGTCTTGCGGACATTTCCATACTATCGGGAATACCCCTGATATATTCGCCTGAAAGTTTATTGTAATACCCCTCAACAGGCTGAAACATCAGATACTTACGGCGGAGAAATTCCCTGTAATCAGCTGATTTGACCTTTTTTATCACACTTTCAACTTCTCTTATTACTTTTTCTTTTTCCTTGGTTGCCTGCTTTAGTTGTTCTTCACTTGCGACAATATCTGCTGTGACTCTAACTATTTTTTTATCACCATCTTGATTTTGTCCCTTGACCGATTCATAAGAAATACCCTTGATATAGGCTCTTTCTCGTGACAGCTGTATCTTGTCAAGAATTAAATCTATCTGTTTTTCGATTTCCATTGGTCTTTTCAAAAATTCCTTTGCCGTCATTGTTTCAGCCTTTCTTTTTGGATTTTATCGGTTATTACTTTCGCTCATTTTTGAGCTTTACTACTATTCACCAATTCTGACGTAGTTGTATTTTTTGTATTTTACATCTGATTCATAGTCGAGAAGTTCTTCACTGAATCCATGTTTTCTCAGTCTTTTCAGTGCTTTGCTCTTATCGTCCTCAGATGATTTTACATTGTAGAAAATTTCTCTGTCGCAATCAACGCAAATCTGTTTAGTTTGTTTGTTTAATCGCTATAAACGCCTTTTTACACCACGGACATATCTTCTCTTCATGTTTCATTTTTTTCAGCTCCTATTTTTTCTTGTGCTCTTTGATTTCCACCAGTACATGGTCGTTATCTGAATAATCTATCAGACAATGAACCTGTTTGACGTATTT